CATCACTACATCTAACACAAGAGATACTTGCCAACATAAAGGAAAAGGGGCAAGAGGGTTATATTCCACCAGGCGCCTATATGGACTTACAAACAGCCTTCCGTATGGCTTGTTTAGAAGTAGATCGTTCTCAATTACAGGGAGTAGAAGAGGACAACATAGATCTATTACGCAAGTGGGCTGACGCTTGTCACGACTTAATGGCACCAGCACCACAGCCAATACAGCAACAAAATGCAGGCACGCCATCACAACAGGGTAGCGGGCATGTTGGAGCACAAATGGTACAACACCCACAACAAGCACCAGCACAACAGCCAATGACACCACAAGGAGCACAAGGATAGTATGTATATCGGATATGATTTTTATTGTAGCGCATGTAATTTAACAACATTTGATCTCGTAGAAAAAAACGATATCAACCCAAGCTGTAGCAAATGCGGCTTATACACAGAAAAGCAAATATTCAATAACACAACTGTTAAGTCCAGCGCTGATTACAAAGTCGTATATAAAACCATTAACAGTAGCAAGATGGCTGATAAAATAGACGCAGAAAAGAAAAATAAGATTAACACAACAATTAGGAGATAAGATGCCCGTTCAAGCAGACGCAGCAAAACCAATAGTTCAAATAAATGCAGATGGAAGTTATCTGCCATTAGATACTACAGCCCCACCACCAAGACAAATAGACAACAATGGTAGGGATGTGGTTGAAGAAGAACAACAAACACAACAAACACAAGAACAACCACCAGCAACACAGACAGAGGAACAAACAGCGTCAGCAGCAAGAAAGCTATTCCTCCAAGCACAAAAGGCAGAACGCAAGGCAAAGGAAGCTGAAAAGAAAGCAGTTACAACGCTCAAAAAAGCAGCCGCATTAGAAGCTGCTATTAAGATGACGCAAGATGGTGCAGATCCAACAGCATTACTTACAGCCGTTGGAGTTGATCCCATTAAGTTTTATAAGGATATGACAACTTACGCATTAAGCGATAAAGCCAAACCAGAAGATCCCGTGCAAAAAGAACTTCGCGAGCACAAAGAACGCCTTGATAAATACGCCAAAGATCTCGAAGTCCAAGCATCAACCATACAGGAAAAAGAAAACCTCGCACAACATAATCAAACTATATCAGCGTCTGTCATACCACTTCTAAAAGCTACGCCAGATCGTTGGGAAACACTAATATCCGAATATGGTAATCAAGCTGCTGTTACAATCTATAAAGCAGTTTGGGATAGATATCAGCTTGATGGAACTGTTGTGCCATTTGACCAAGCAGCAGATGAAATTGAAGCTTATTGGGCAGAACAGGTAGAGAACGGCATAAAGCACGCATCTAAAATGAAGAAGTTCCAACATAGATTTGCTCAAGCTTCTTCAGATCAAAGAAATTCATCCGAACAAAAAGAAACTCCAAGTCGTTCAAGTTTTACATTGAGTAATAAATCAGCAACAAATTCAACCCAACCAAGTTCTTCTAAACGCGCAATGACAAAAGAAGAACGAATTGCTGAAATACTTAAAAAACACGGCGCAATTTAATTAGGAGTTTAACATGGCATTTGGTAATGATCCAACAACGGGCACTTTCTCCCCTACTCAAGGTAACGTAGATGCAATACTTAAAGACATCTATTCTGACGAGGGAGTAACTGACGAATTCTTCACAGAAAATCCATATCTTGCACTAATGTCCAAGAAAGAGGATGTAACTGGTAGATTTTATGATCAGGCAGTATGGGCATCAGCAGGGCAGGCACAATCAAGAAGCTCAAACTTCGCAACCACGCAAACTAATGCTGGTCTATCAGGTGAAGCTCCTTATGTATTCCTTGTCCCCAAATTAGAAAACATCGCAGTAGCAAACATATCCTCAAAAGCAATAGCAGAAACTTCTTCTACTAAAGGCGCTTTCATTGATATGGTTCGTGCAACTGCTGATAATCAACTTCAGCAACTAATCAACGACACATCATTCGGACTGTTTCGCAATTCAGTTCCTTATCGTGGTATTGTTGGAGGTTCAGTTGCAGGCACCACACTAACATTAACCAATCAAGCAGATATAGTCAATTTCGAGTTAGGTATGTTCCTTGACTTTGCTTCTACTGGTGCGGTTGGTGGAACTATAAGGCAGATGGCAACAGCAACATCCTGCCAAATATCTGCTATCGATTACAGCTCATCCAGCATGACAGTTAAATGGAATGGTGGTGGAACTGCAACACTAACAGCACAAGGCGTATCGGTTGGTGATTTCGTTGCAAGAGCAGGTGATTTCGGAACCTATGCAGTCAATTCAGGAACAGGAACTACAACCGCAGTAGGGTTCAATGGCTTCCTTGATTGGATTGTTTATGGCGGACCAGCAAGCAACGACAGCTTTTTAGGAGGAGTTAATAGATCAGCTAATGCAACAAGACTTGCAGGTAACTGGATGGATGGAACTGGCGGAAATCTTGAAGAAGTTCTTGAAAAAGGCGCTAACAGAGTTGCAACTATTGGCGGGAAACTCTCTCACTACATAATGCCATACAGCCAATATACAGCATTAGCTAACGCACAGGGAGCTAAAGTACAGCTAATCAATCAGAAAGCAACTTCGGTAATCGGTTTCGATGGTCTTCAGATCGTCGGCGCTAATGGGAGGATTACTTGTCTTCCAGATCGTTATTGCCCATCTAATACAATCGCTGGTGTCAAACTCGAATCTTGGAAGTTGATATCAGTTGGTAAGGCAGTTCATACATTCCAAGACGATGGTAAAGTATGGCTCCGCTCTTACAATCAAAATGGTATGGAGATTCGTTTCTATTCTCTCGCCAATCTTGTTTGCAAAGAACCACGAGCAAATATCAACATCAGAGTAAATTCATTAGCAATATAATCAATGAAACAGGATGATTCAACCGCCAGATCAAGTGAGGGCATCCTGTTTATATTAACCAACAATCTGGCAAAGGTAATAAATGAATTTAATATACAAAATAGTAAATACCGAAAATAATAAGGTATATGTTGGTCAAACTTGGCAAACACTACGAAAAAGATTAACAGAACATAAATACGCATATAAAAAAACCAATTCAATAATATCAAATGCTATAAATAAATATGGTATAGATAAGTTTAGAATTGAATTATTGACAGTAGCACATACGCAAGAAATAGCTGATTACTGGGAATGTTATTTTATTGAACGATACAACTCAATAGATAGTGGCTATAATATTAAATATGGCGGCTCTCACGGAAAACACACAGAGGAAACAATAGAAAAAATAAAAGCAATAAATGTTATAACAAAACCAATTCAATCACAAAAAAGAAAAGATTATTGGGAGAATCATCCAGAAGAAAGAAAAAAAGTTGGTGATTTTATGAAAACAGAAGAGGGTAGAAAAAAGATTTCTAACGCACGAAAAGGAAAACCACATCCTCATAAAGGCTCGCCACGAAAAGGAATTAGGTGGAGCAAAAAACTTAATAAAATCAATAACTTACAAGGGAGATCAAAATGAGTTCGAGGTACGCATATCAATTTCAAGGCGGATCAAAAGCAAGGATGACGAACATTGAAGGGTTCGTATCAGTAGGGACAGGCGGAATGGTTAATACAATAACCGCATCAGGAACTTCTTGGGGATTAACAAAAGGAGTTTCAGGAGTTCCTACCGGTTGGCAAGGTGGATATTCAGGGGTTATCGGATTATATGGGGCAGGTGTTGCATCAGTCGCAAGAACAGCTACCGGAACCTATGCAGTTGTTCTTCAAGACAGCTTCGTAAGATTAGATTCTTGTCAGGTTCAATACTTTTCAGGATCAAGCGGAACATCACAGGGATTAGCTGAATATGTAGTTTCAGATACAGTAGGTTTAGGTAATTCAAATGTTTCAACTCAAAACACAATCGTAATCCAGTTCGCCAATTTAGTTTCAGGTGTTGATAATGATATTCCAGCAGGTGGGGGTTTCTATATTGATATTCGAGTTAGAGACACATTCAGCAACCCACAATAAGGAGAATCTATGGTATCAATGGCAAAAGAAGGTCCTCCTAATTTCGCGCTCTTAATAGGCAAGAAGAAGGATAAAGCAACACCAGCGTCAGACAATCTATCAGCACAAGATCACGAAAACGACTTGTCAGGTGGTAGCGATAAGGAACAAGCAGAAAACAGCGCGGTAGATGATATGCTTTCTGCTGCAAAGTCCAACGATAGCGAAACATTTAAAGCTGCATTAAAGGACTTCCTATCTATATGCTACCCACAATTAGAAGATGATGGTGGGGAAGGTGATGATGAAGCAGGGGAGAGCGCTGATGATGAAGCAGGGGAGAGCGAATCACAACCAGAAGAATAGGGCAGCTAAATGGCAACTACATTACAATCGCTCTTAACATTACTCCGCCAGCAAACTAATATGGAGTCAGGTGGTGCAGCAGGTTTCGTTACCGATTCTGAACTCACAACTTATCTTAACAATAGCTTATCCCAACTTGACGACATACTAATATCCAAGTTCTCTCACTATAAGCTTACAAATGTATTAGTTTCAGCACAACCATCATCCAATTACATCCAATTACCAGCAGACTTCGTTAAATTACAAGGGGTAGATGTTTATTTCGCTGTTAATGCGCCTGATGGGTATTGGACTATGAGCGAATATTCTTGGGAGCATCGGAACAATCTTACATATCCTACAGCAATTGCTTTAGCAACAAATTCAGTTGGCGGGTCGTATATGAACTTACAATACAGTCTTCAAGGTAATCAGATTGTATTGCGCCCAGGATCAATAGCAAACAACTACACATATCGATTATCCTATTCACCAGCATATATACTACTTGTCAATCCATCCGACACACTCCAACCTTATATGGATACACAGAGTTGGTGTCAGTATGCAGTCTATGATAGTGCAGTTAAAGTCCTTACCAAGCAGGATTTAGATGCAACAATGTTCAACATGCAATCACAAATGCTGCGAGATCATATTATTAAGCTCGCAACACCAAATAGGAATGCTGGCGAACCAAAGTGTATATCGGATGTTAGATCATTTGCAGCAGTTCCTTATGGTTGGGGTTGGTGAAATCGGAGTTTAATCTGTGAGCTTTAACCCATTCCGTAAAATTAGAGTCGCAGTTGGATCTCCTATAACAGATAAGCAGATCAATGCAGTTCAAGACAACATTGAGATTGCATTAAAGCCGCTACTCAATAAGGATCAATTAGACAGCAATATAATTAAGAACATCTCATTAGTTCCGGGCATTGTTAATAAGGTTCCACATACATTAGGAAGAGTATTACAGGGTTGGATTATCATTAGGAACCACGGCATTAACACAGCAGTGATTGATCTTCAAGACACCAACACATCACAGCACTTACTACTTAACTTGGCTGTATCAGAAGCTTGTGTTGTTGATCTACTTGTTTTTTGATATCAACAAAACAATATTAGATGTAAGGAATAAGAATGCCTAATACAAGCCCAAATATGCTGCTAATTGTCCCCATTCCAAGCACGGGGGTAACGGGCACAGGAGATGTAGGACCAGGATACGCACAGAACATATCCAACGACTTACTTACAACAATAGACGCTCACGATCATTCACCCGGCAAAGGAGTATTAATAACGCCGCAAGGAATGAACATCAACACAGACTTATCCCACAATAACAACAACATTAATCAGATTAGATCTACACGGTTCTTCTCTCAACCTTCTGGACTATCAGCAGTTGGGGATGTAAGTAATCTCTATGTGTTCGCTGGCAATCTTTGGTTTAACAATTCGGCAGGCACACCAGTTCAATTGACAGCAGGTGGCAGCATATTAGGTGTTAGCACTTCAAGTATATTACCATTCCAATCTGTTTCTTCTAACTGGACAATACTTAATACCGATACTTATGTGCTATTGAATGTTAATACTGCAACACGTGCGTTATCTATTACATTACCCGCAGCCAATTCTGTTACTGCCGGTAGATGGTATATAATTGCTGACGCTACTGGTAATGCAAACACCCACAACATAACAATCAATACAAATGGTTTAGATACGATAAATGGATTAACGACAGCAATAATTAGTATAGCTTATGGGACATTCTCTATTGCATCTAACGGTATCAATGGCTGGGATGTATTCTCTACTGGACCACAAGGAGTTCAAGGAGTAACCGGACCACAAGGCATTCAGGGTATTCAGGGCATTCAAGGCATTACTGGCGCTACTGGTATTCAAGGCATTCAAGGAGTAACAGGACCAGCTAATGGTGTTGTTGGACCTACCGGAGGAATAGGCGCCACAGGACCACAAGGATCAACAGGACCCATAGGTAGTACAGGAACAGTTGGACCAGTAGGAAATGGCGTTACTGGCTTATTAGGTTCTGCTACTGGGTTATTCACAAACACAGTGGTATCGCAATTAGATGGTGGAGCTTCTGGTGTTGTTAATATAAATACAAACACATTATGGTGGGGTAGTGCTGCAACTCCACTAATAACGCAACTTCCACTAACAGCAAATAGCGGAACAGCAAATGCACTAACGATCGCAGCACAAAATGAAACTGGAACTACATCGGGTGGAGGTAATCTTGTATTATCTTCTGGTAGCGGCACATCAACTCACGGCGCAGTACTATTAGATGTAGGAGGTGTTGCGAAACTTACATTAGGTCAATATGGTCTCTGCTATATAAACACATCTATCGCAATAAGCCCAACTACTGGAACAATGACATTAAGCTATGCGCAATATATTGATCCATTTATTTCATTGACAGGCACCTTAACAGGCAATAGCACAATAGTCTTTCCAAACGGTAATAGTGGAAGTAGCTGGTTTGTTGATTTCTCTGCTGTTGTATTTAATGGAAACACAATAACATTAAAGATCAATGGTAATGGCTGGGGTCAAGTAATATCAACTTCTAATTCATTTGTGTTTGTTATATTTAATGGCACTAAATTCTTTGGACAAATTTTAGTATAATGCCTGTCAATAAACAATTAGTTCCTGTTAAGTTGGGCGGTATCAATACGAAAGTTGATCCTAAACAATTACAAGCGGGACAACTACTAACATTATCAAACGGGCAATTTAATAAGATAGGACAAATCAATAAGAGATACGGTTATGACATATTAAACACAACGATTGAAGGTGGGGGTCAAATCTCTGCTGGTGTTCAACTATCTAACTATAATAATGAGTTGATATTATTCGATGGCAGCAATATTTATTCTTATCTTACAACAACAGGTAATTGGAGTAATCGTGGCACTGCAATCTCTATAACAACCACAGATAACGATATATTAAGAACTTCCGCCGCACAACAGATGAACCCAGATATGAACCAGCTTAATGGTATTGAGGTTTATGCTTGGGAGGATAGTCGGGGTGGAGTTAGATATAGCGTTGTTGATAGTAAGACAGATGCTTTCGCAGTATCAGATGTATTGCTTAATATATCTGGGCAACAACCAAAAGTAATCGCATTTCAGAACCAGATATTGATATTTTATTGTGATGGTGGCGCAAATCTATTTTATCAAACTGTTAATCCATTCAATCCAACCGTAATTCAGCCTAAAATTGCTGTGGTTGTAGATGGATTTGCTGGATTAAATGCTTTTCCCTATGATGCAACCGTTATAGGTAATCAATTATTCATATCATATTTAAGTTCTTCGGTTGGAACAGGGGCTATTGAACTATTCTATCTTAACAATGCATTTTTCAAGTCTGCTGTTGTTGTTGTTAATAGTATAAACCATCAAGCTATAAATGCAGGCTTTCACGGCGCAATAAATGTCGTTGGAGATCACGGTAATAACTGTTGGGTATCTTGGAGCAACGGCAACGATATAAGAATTGCAAAATACAGTTTCACATTAGGAAACATACTATCAAGCACATTAGTAGATACAGGGAATGTTGTTAGTATAAGTGGAATTGAAAGCCCAACACTTAATACACTATTATTATCTTACGAAACATTCCACACACCAAGCTACAATGAACAAGTTAGATACAATACTATAAGTTCAGCTGGTGTATTAGGAACAGCTGTAACAATAAGATCAGTTGGACTAATGAGTAAGGCTTTCACTTTTATGGGCAACATCTATATCAATACAGCCTATCAGAGTCTCTTGCAGGCAACTGATTTCACATTCCTTATTGCAAACGCTGCTGTATTAACAACCCCTGTTATAGTTGGAAAGGAAACTCCCGGAACAGGTGGCGGACTAATGACTAACGGTATGAGTATGGAAGTCCCGCAAATATCTCCTGGTGTATTTAAGTATGCAAATATGGATGCTGGCAAAATCATATCGGAAGCTAATACATTATTTACATTAACAGGCATAGTATCAACAGAGCTTATATTCACACCGTCCGACAACTTCATTAATACAACACAAGAGAATACACTACTTATTGTTGGTGGAATACTTCAAGGCTATGATGGTGTTTCCGTTACTGAATTAGGCTTCCATTTATACCCAGAGAACATTACCGCAACAGCATCAGGAAGTACTGGATTTCTATCTACTGGAAGTTATCAATATATGGTTGAATTTGAATGGACAGACAATAGAGGACAAATATATAGAAGCTCACCAAGTGTTCCAATCAGTGTTGTTGTCAATAGCACAAACAGCGTTGCATTATCTGGTCCAATGCTTCGTTTAACATCCAAACTAACACC